ACATTTCCAGTCTTGACGTGAAGCTACATATTTTTTCTTTGTTTCGCTTACAGATCTTTTTGTCGTTCCTTTTCCAGATTGCAATATTTTTTGTTCAGAATGAAATCTAGCTGGAGAAATGTCGTTAAACGACTCCATAAAACTATTGTCTGGTGTTGAAGTAAAGTCAATTATTGGACTTAACATGTCCATAGAGGTTTTATCTATAGGCATGAATTTAACATAATTATTTGCATATAACAATAATTTTTTTCCTTGATTAGGATTTTTTTTTAAAAGTAAGTAAATGCCTATACCCAATAAACAATAAAAAATCATTTTATAATACTTTTTAAATGAATATAAAAACTTTGTATATTTTCCGTCGTTATATGCATTGTATATAACAAAAGCAGTTATACCTAAAACAAATATCTCTAGTCTCATTTATATTATTAATTAATAATATAAATTTAATTTATGTCCCGATTTACGATGATATATTTTATATAATTATTGTTTCAATTGTATATTCATTTTTGGCGCATTCATAACAATAAATAAAATTGCAATATAAGGTATCAATAATAAAACCCATGAAATTGTTTTATAACCTTTACTGCATAACCAATTTAGTATAAACGTCCATATAAATGCAAATATAAGTTTAGTAAAAACTGCTAAAAATTTTATTTTATGAAATAAAGCAATAATACAAGAAAGTACTGCAAGCGCAAAATAAATTTTTGCTGGTGTACAAAAACGTAAAAAGTCTGTTTTCATATATAAATACAAAATATTTTATTTTTGTTATTTGTTTAAATTTTATTAAATTCTTAAATTTTTATTTTTATTAAATTTTTATTAAATTTTTATTAAATTTTTATTAAATTTTTAAATTTTTATTAAATTTTTATTAAATTTTTATTAAATTTTTATTAAATTTTTATTAAATTTTTATTAAATTTTTATTTTTAATTGTTAGATATATACTATACTATTATATACTATTTTATACCTATAATGTGTAAAAAAATTATATCAACTAGTGCGTTTTATTTTTTGTGTTTTTGTTCTTAAACTTGGCAATACATTAGTTTTCTTTTGTACCTTTATATTATTTGTAAAATTAATGTCTAATGAATTTATATTACTGTATTTTTCAAAATATTCATTTAACTTACGTAAATCTAATGTTAATTCATTTATATTAATAGGTTCTGCTTTGGTAAAATATAAGTATTTTACAAATATGTGTTTTATAAAAATGAATAATTCAGTATGGGTTTCATTATTTGTATATAAAATATCTAACAATGGTAAATAAGACATAATAAAACCCCATACATCTACATTTTTAATAAAAACATTGTCTAAATATGGTCTAAAATTTAGACTTCCATCTTCTTTAAACTCAGTGTAATGAATAAGTATTTCAATAATATAATTACTTATATACGGAATAGTAATTTCTTTTTCAACTACATTATCATCATTATCATTATTATCTTTATCATTATATTCAGTTGTAGTATCTTTATTAATGTTGTTAAACAACATACTCATAATACTGTTTATAAATTTATAATGTCCTACTCCTCTTTTTTTTATCCAAGAATGAATATATTTAATTACAAAAGGCTTTAAACTGGTATAATCTATTTTTCCACCATTTTTTATATATTCTGAATATATTTCAACAAAATAATCTGTAAAAATTATTACTGAAAATGGAACATTATATTGTAGTGGTCGATTTCTCCACGTTTCTGGAAAATGATTATTTTCAAAAGGAATATATTCTGTTGAAAGTCCCCAATCAATTAATCTTGTTTCAATATCATCATTATTGTATTTTACCAATATATTGTTATCTTTAATATCACAATGATATACATACAAATCATTCATTTTTATAATTCCATTTACCAACAAATCTGTTAGTGAATTATTTAATTTTATAAACTGATTTGATATTTTATGATGTTCTACATAATTGTCGATAGTAATTCCACCATTTGGAATATTTATAGATATTAAATCGTTTAATGATTCATTAATATTTTTTTTTGTAATGTTATTTTTATTTAATATATCACATTTATTAGTGTAATTTCTTAAATCTGATTTTGTTAATTTATCCGGTTTGCATATATGTATGTCATATAATAAAAAATATTTTGTGTAATTTGGAATATTTTTAACCTTATATTTTATTTTTTTTATTTTGCTATACTCTTGAAGAGCATATTTGTTTAACATTAATTTACTTATATTTCCTTTTGTTCTTTTTTTTCCTTTGCATTTTAATGCTGGGTTAAATACACAGCCAAACCCTCCAGATGCAAATACTTCACCTCCTATTATTTTTTTTGGTTTCATTACTATATATATAATATAATATTTTACTATATAATATAATAATTTTACTATATAATATAATATTTTATTTAGTATTTTTATTTTTCGTATAAATAATAAATCATAATAGCAAAAGATAAAATTATTCCGAAATATATGCATTTTTCTTTTAATTTATTATATTCAATCATTTTTAGGCTATCAGATTTATACTCATCATAATATTTAACGTAAAAATCATTAAACGATATTTCTGGTTTTTCTGTTTTTTGATTTATTTTGTTGTGAATAAAATGCACCCACCTAACAAATGACTCTCGGTTATCTAAATATGGCGTAATCGGATATCTGTCAATCAATTTACTAAATTCAGTAGATATTTTTTCATTCGGAATAAATAAAGGTAAATTCTGAATAAATTCATAATATTTCTTTTTAGTAACTGCATTTGGTCTAATTGGATACGTAAGTGCAATAGTATTTAAAAAAAACCAATAATGCGGTCCCCATATGATCGGATCTAGATAAGTCATTAGGATAAAATAATATAAAAATATGTTTAACTAAACATATAAAATGAATAAAAATATAAATTCATGTAATAATTGTGGTAAACAAGGACATTTATTTCATCAATGTAAATTACCGATAACAAGTTATGGTATAATTGCATTTAGATATTCAGAAAATGGAATACAATATTTAATGATAAGAAGAAAAGATAGTTTTGGATACATAGATTTTATTCGTGGAAAGTATTCGCCAAATAATAATTATCAGATACAAAATATAATTAATGAAATGTCTATAAATGAAAAAGAACAAATAATCAATAATTCTTTTGATACTTTATGGAAACAAATGTGGGGAAATGTTACATATTCTCAATACAAAAATGAAGAAATACAATCTTGTAAAAAAATGGATATATTGCGTAGTAATACTGAATTGAGCTTAAAAGATATTGTAAATAAAAGTAATACTACATGGAAAGAGACAGAATGGGAATTTCCAAAAGGAAGACGTAATTATAAAGAGTGTGAAGTAGATTGTGCATTAAGAGAATTTGAAGAAGAAACCGGCATATCTAAAAACAAATTAATTTTAGTAGAAAACATTTTACCATTTGAAGAAATATTTATAGGTACAAATCATAAATCATATAAACATAAATATTATTTAGCATTTGTAAAGTGTATAGACGACAGTATAAATAATTTTCAAATTTCGGAAATTAGTAAAATAGAATGGAAAACTATAGACGAATGTTTAGAATCTATAAGGCCTTATAATTTAGAAAAAAAACAAATAATTACAAATGTTAATAAAATATTACAAGAATACACAATTATATAAAAGATATAAAATACACATTATCACATAAAATATATTAAAACATTTTAATATAGGTATACGAATATATAATATGAATATATAATAGTATAATATGAACAAAAACAATATTAAAAAAACCCCATTTGTAAAAAATATGCAAAATGATATTTCAGACACTGAAATTAGTATTTCAAATAATGATTTAAATGATGATTCAAGTATTTCAGAAATTGAGTCGTCTATAAAATCAATAAATACAGAATTAAGCCAACCTAGTTTAGAAAATGAAGATACAAGTGTAAACGAAAATAAGTCATTGGACAATACAGATTTAAATAATATATCTTCAGATTGTAATGTAAATTTAAAAACAGAATTTGAAAAACTTAATTGCATAGATGAAAATATGTATTCTACTGAGTGTAATAAATTTTTGTTAAAAAAAGAAATGATTGAAAGCAAATGTATAGAAGATACTCCATATTTATATCCTAACTTAAACGATTCTCAATTCAATGTAAAAATAGCTTCTAAAAAAGAATTTAATGATACAAGGTATAATGGTACTGTCCATAAAAACATTAAGGAGCATGCAGACAAGTTAAGTAAGGCTGAATTTGAATTATCTCCTCATCAAATTTTTGTGAAAAACTTTTTGTCTTTTCAAACACCATATAATAGTTTACTTTTATATCATGGATTAGGAAGTGGAAAAACATGTAGTTCAATTGGTGTATGTGAAGAAGAGCGTGATTATATGAAACAGATCGGTAAAAATAAAAGAATCATTATTGTTGCTTCTGAAAATGTTCAAGATAATTTTAAATTACAACTGTTCGATGAGAGAAAATTAAAATTAATAGATGGTGTATGGAATATACGAGCATGTGTTGGCAATAAATTGTTAAAGGAAATTAATCCAATGAATATGAAAGGTATAACCAAAGAAAAAGTAATAAGTCAAATCAAAAATATTATAAATACTTATTATATTTTTTTAGGGTATGGACAATTTGCCAATTATATAATTAGAACTATGAATTATACAGAAGAAGAAATTAATTTAAACAAAACAAAAACAATAAATAAAAGAATAATAAATAGACTTAAGAGAGAATTCGAAGGAAGATTAATTGTAATAGATGAAATACATAATATTCGTAAAGCAGATGATAATGAAAATAAAAAGGTTGCAATTTATTTAGAATTATTAGTGAAATTGGTACAAAATATGAGGTTGTTATTATTGTCTGCTACTCCGATATATAATAATTATAAGGAAATCATTTGGCTATTAAATTTAATGAATATTAATGATAAACGTTCAAAAATTGAAGTTAGTGATGTATTTGATAAAAACGGTAATGTTACTAAAAAAGGCGAGGAATTATTAATTAGAAAAGCTACTGGTTATGTATCATTTGTAAGAGGAGATGATATATACACATTTCCTTACAGAGTATATCCAAATATCTTTGCAAAAGAACATACATTTCCTTATATATCATATCCTTCTTACCAAATGAATTTAAAAAAAATCAAAAACGATGACAAAAAAAGAATTTTAAATTTGTATTTAAATACAATAGAAGAGTGCAATAATTGTGGAACTTGTCAATATTGTTCATATAAATACATTATTTATAATTTAAGAAATAAAAATTTTACAACCACTACTAAAAAAGGTGTTGTGAGAGAAATGCCTAATTTTGAAAATATGGAAACATTTGGATATACATTGTTACAAATACCACTTGAATCACTCATTATTTCATATCCTATACAAGGATTAAAACCTATATTAGAAAATATGGAAGACACAGTATATTCTGAAGAATTGTCTCCAAGTATTTCAGAAGAATCTTTGAGTAAATCTATCTCAGACGATGAAGAAGATTTAAAACAAGAACAAGTTTCAGAACTAACTGAAAATAATAGCGAAGATGAAATCGCAAATGTTTCTGAAATAGATGATGATTTATTGAACGAAAGCCTAAAACAAGAACAAGTTTCAGAACTAACTGAAAATAATAGCGAAGATGAAATTGCAAATGTTTCTGAAATAGATGATGATAATTTAGAAGAAGATTTAGAAGAAGAGTTAAAACAATCTCAAGAACATAAAAATAAAGAAGATCAGTTAGGCGGTGTTTCTACTAATTCATCGCTATCTAATAGATATATTGACCCACATGAGCTTACTGGAAAAAGAGGACTTTCACGAGTTATGGATTTTATTGATGAGAAATCACCTCCACAAAAGGGGAACTTTGAATACAAAAGATCAACGGTTGAAAATTACGGCAAGCTTTTCTCTCAATCAATAATTGGTAAATATAGTTCTAAAATAAAATGCGTTCTAGATTGTATATTTAATCCAAATACAAATAACGTATCAGAAGGAATTGTATTAATATACTCACAATATATAGACGGAGGATTAATACCAATGGCTCTTGCTTTAGAAGAAATGGGATTTACAAGATACGGAGAAAGTGTTAAACCTTTATTTAAAAATAGACCTTCCGAAATTGTTGATGTCAGAACAATGAAACCTCCTACAAACAAAAAAGATTTTATGCCGGCAAGATATTCTATGATTACTGGTGATCCGCGATTATCTCCAAATAATGATTTTGAAGTTAAAGGATTAACTAACGAAAATAATATTTATGGAAATAAAATAAAAGTAATATTAATTTCAAGAGCTGGTTCTGAAGGTATAGATTTAAAATTTATTCGCCAAGTACATATATTAGACCCATGGTATAATATGAATCGTCCAGAACAAACTATTGGACGTGCAGTTCGTAATTTTAGTCACAAAGATTTGCCTTTTGAACAGAGAAATGTTCAGATTTACATGCATGCTACAATATTAGGTAAAGAAAATAAAGAGGAAGCTGCAGATTTGTATATATATCGTATCGCCGAATTTAAGGCGATACAAATAGGTAAAGTTACTCGTATTTTAAAAGAAACTGCTGTAGATTGCATTATTAATCACGACCAAACTAATTTTTCTCAAGAAATGCTTTCTTCTGAGCTAAGAGATATAAATATTGTTCAAGAATTATCTACTGGAGAAGTAATTGAACATTTTAAAATAGGTGATGCACCATATTCTTCTGCTTGTGATTATATGAAAACATGCTATTACTCTTGCAAACCAAATAAACGAATTAATGAGAACGATTTAAATGAAGATACCTATAGCGAAAAGTTCATAGTTATAAATTCAGAAAAAATTATGCAACGAATTAGAATGCTTATGAAGGAAAGTTATTTTTATAAAAAAGACGTTTTAATAAAATCAATACGAATAACAAAACAATATCCACTTGTCCAAATTTATGCAGCATTAACACAATTGATAGAAGATAATAATGAGTTTATAGTTGATCGATATGGTAGAAATGGAAGACTTGTAAATATAGGTGAGTATTATTTATTTCAACCTATAGAACTAAATGATAAAAATATTTCCATTTATGATCGTTATACTCCAATTGATTATAAACACAGTTTTATAAATTTTAATTTATCTGTACCAAAAGAAAGAGAAAGAGAGAGAGAAAGAGATAATATACCAAAAAATATAAATATAAATGCAAATACAAATGTTCTCTCTAACAATAATATTTATAATGCAAAAATTAAAAAAATATTAGATGAACTTAATGAAAATTTAAATATTACCAAAGAGTTTATGAAAGCAACTAAAATTTCAAGAGGAGAAGATAATTGGTATAAATATTGTGGAATAGCAATACAAAACATGTCTCGAAATTATCCGGGTATAAGAGAATATTTATTAGAATTTTTAGTCTCGCATATGGTTGAAATGTTATTGTATAGTGATAAATTGGAATATATGAATTATATTTATTCTTTAGAAAATATCAATAAAGAACAAAATTTGATAGAATATTATTCTAAAAAATATTTTGAGGCAAAATCTATTATAACGGATGGTTTTGCTGCCTTTATTTTATACGATTTAAATAAATTAAAAATTATGATATTAAATAAAAATAATGTATGGGTAGAAGCTGAATCTGAAGATAAGAGAGATATTGAACAATCAGTTGAAGGAAAAAAAGCATTAAATTTTAATCCAACCAATTATAATAATATTGTTGGGTTTCTTGGTTATGATAAACAAAAGAGATTTTTAGTTTTTAAAACAAAGAATTTAAACTCTTCAAGAGATACTGGTGCAAGATGTGATGAGGCTGGTAAAGAAAAAACAATAAACAAACTAAATACCATTTTGGGAGAAACAAAATATAATACAGAAAATACAAAACTTAAAAAAGATGAAAAAGGGAATGTTATTCAAGAATCAATTAGTCAACATGAATTGTGTATTATACAAGAATTTATGTTAAGATACTATAATAAAATTAAAAAAAATAATGTAAAATGGTTTTTAACTCCAGAAATAGCACTTTATTATGAATTATATAAAGTATAATAAATTATATATTGTGTATTGTGAATAATTATTTTCAATTTTATTTATTATATTACAATAATAAATAAAATTGAAAATAATTAAAAGATATTTATTTATACAATATAAGAATGGAAAACACTTTAAAGCCAAAAATTAAAAGAAATGAAAATAAAATATATTCAGTTTATTCACGTTGTTTACTTACTCGTTCTATACATTTACCTATAAGTGCAATAGGTAAAAATATTAAAGAAAATATTGAGAAAACTATTTCTGCAAATTTTGAAGGAAAATGTGTAGTTGAGGGATATATTAAACCAAATTCTTCTAAAATAGTAACATATTCAAGCGGAGTTATTAAACGAGGTGTAAACATTGTATTTGAAGTTGTATTTGAGTGTGAAGTTTGTTTTCCAGTTGAAGGTATGTTGTTAACTTGTGTCGCTAAAAATATTACAAAGGCTGGTATTCGTGCAGAAAGTGCGAATGAATTACCGTCTCCAATTATTGTGTTTATAGCTAAAGATCATCATTATAATAATACATTCTTTTCAGAGATTAAAGAAGGTGACCAAATAACTGTTAGAGTAATTGGACAAAGATTTGAATTAAATGATAAATATGTATCTATTATAGGAGAATTAGTTAGACCCAAAGATAATATTATACGAAAACACAAAGAAAAGCCCAAGGCTAAACTTATTATTTCAGAAAAGGTGTAATATTTTTATATATTTATTTTATAATATTTTGGGGGGGTATGTAATTATTTTTGTAAAGTATTTTATAAAGTAATTTAAAAACATTTTTTTGTTTAATACCAATGGAAGTATCTATTTCTAAAAATGACATAAATAATTATTCGGTTAGTGAAATTAATTATATTTGTGAATCAATTGAAAATATGAGTAAATTTAATCAAATTGAAGTTCTTAAAATATTTAATAAGTATAAAGACGTTACGTTAAATGAAAACAAATATGGAATTCATATAAATTTGTCTGAACTTAAAAGAGAAATATTGGATGAATTAAATTCATATGTTACTTATGTAAATACACAAGAAAAAACACTTCATAATATAGAAAAACAAAAGGAAGAATATAAGAATACATATTTTTCAAAAGATATTAAAGATAAAATATAAAATTATATTAATATTAATTAATTTATGCAAACAAACATTGACTTAATGGCGGATCTTGAAAAATATGTATTTAATGAAGAAAATATACATATTTTTTTAAAAAGTTACGAAAATAAGGGGTTCAATAATAGTAATAATATTAGTAATACTATTAGCAATATTGATAGCAATATTAATAATTCAAATATTAATAAAAATTCCAAAAAATCTACTATATTTGTTCCTAATGAAAAAGATAAACTATTTTGGTGTTTTTACATAATTAAATATGGAATAATCGCATACGAAATGGTTGAAAATAAAAATATTGTATTTGAAAAAAAAATTAAAATTGAATATGTTGAAAAAATACGGCAAAACAAAAAAATAATAAAGCAATATAAATTAAGTCCATTAACACAACTTGAAGATAATTTAGTAAACGATGATAAATTAAATATTCACACTTTTTTATCGTTATGTGTATTAGAAAATATTAATATTTTATTTGTTAAAAAAAATACATGTTATGAATTGAATATGAATGATAGCAATGAATTATTTATTCTTCATTCACTTAATAATAAAGTATTTGGATATGAAGAATCTACTACTGTGAATTCAGAAAATATACGCAATTCCTTGTTTAAAATAGATAATATTGACAAACCATTAAAATGTATTGCATCATATAAACTTGCAGATTTAATCGATATTGCAAATAAATTAGTTATTGAATTAGTATCAGAACAGACAAATAAAAATAAAACAAAACAACAATTATACGAAGAAATAATAAACTATTTTAAAAAAAATGAACAATAATTTAAAAATATGTATTTAATATATAATTATGAAATCCATTAATAAATCAATTAAAATGAACACGATGAATACTCCAGAACCAGTAGGAACAGAAGAAATGACACAACAAGACCAAGATATTGTGTATAGAGAAGCACCTAAAGAATTATTTAATCAAGAAGAAGGAGAAGCAGATACTGAGGTTAGAACAAAAAAAACTGAATACTCAAGAATATCTCCTCAAGAACAATTTAATAATTTAGTGCAATTATTTTATTCATCGAAACCATTTATGTTTAATCCAGCATTTACTCCAGAATTAGAAGTAAGATTTGGAACAAGATCAGTTAAACAAATAACACGTAATGATTATGATAATGTTATTAAAAAACTTAAATCATTTGGATTTAATACAACTAATAATTCTGGTAATTATTATTTGAGAATTAATAATGAATATTTGGATAATATAACTGGTAAGTTTAAACTATCTGATAATATAAGATGTGAAATAATCGGTATTAATAATATACAAGAATATTGTAGTAGTAATGACATCAAAAAATTATATAAAAATAATCCAACGTGCATATCTTTTATAAGCAAAAAATCGGTTTATAAAAATAATAAAGAGAGAATATTTCCAGTTAATTTTGATGATTTTAATTTTAGAGTATCATATGTTAATGAAGAAGATGTGAAGACCGGAGTAAAAAATTATATAATGGATAATTGGAAAAATTCTAAAAAAACATTTCGTTATATTAATCGTGTAACGTTTAATCATCCAGATTATCCATTTAATATTGATATAAGTATTACAAAATCGTCGGATAGATATGGAAGAGATATTAAAACATATTACACAACAGAAGAATCTGGGGTTTTTGATAAACAAGAAGTATATGAAATTGAAATTGAAATTAATAATAAACAAATTGGACCAACCACTAAATTTAATTCATCAGAAATAATTTTACAATCTTTAAGAAAAGTCATTAAAATTGTTTTGGGAGGATTACAAGGTACAAATTATCCAATTTCATATTCTGAACAAACTTCTGTTATGGAATCATATTTGAAAATGATATGGAAAGAAGATTATAATCCTCAAGATTTACATCACAAAAATAAGAATAGATATTTTATTGGTCCAAGTTCAATTACATTACAAATGTCTCATATTGGAAAAATAGATGAAAATTCTACAGAACCAAATATTAGAAAAGATTTTGTAGTTACAGATAAGGCTGATGGAATAAGACATTTACTATACGTAAATAAATTAGGAAAAATATATTTGATAAACATGAATATGAATGTCATATTTACCGGAGCAAAAACTACAAATGAAGAGTGCTATAATTGTTTAATTGATGGAGAAGTTATTTATAATGATAAAAAAGGCAATTTTATAAACTTATTTGTAGCATTTGATATATATTATCATAATTCAGAAGATGTTAGAAGTTTAACGTTTATGTTATTGGATGAAGAGGAAAATATATACAAATCAAGATACTATATATTAAAAAGATTTATTACTAGTTTAAAGCCATCATCTATAACTGATAATGTTTCGCAAAAAACAGAAAAAATGCCCCAAGTAACATTTAAAGAATTGTTAAAAAAAGCAACCAAAATTCAAGAATTTATATCTCCAATAAAAGTTATGTGTAAAGAATTTTATCCGCTGAATAATAAACAAACAATATTTAGTGCTTGTGATACAATTTTATCAAAGGTGAGAGAAAATAGATTCGAATACAATACAGATGGTTTAATATTTACTCATTCTTATTTTGGAGTTGGATCAAATAAAATTGGTATGGCTGGTCCTAAAACAAAAATCACATGGGAGTATTCATTTAAATGGAAACCTCCAAAATACAATACAATTGATTTCTTAGTTGTAACTGTAAAAGGAACAAATGGTGAAGATGTAATAAAACCCATATTTGAAGATGGATTAAATTCACATCTAGTGACACAGTTGAGCGAATATAAAACGATTGAATTACGTTGTGGATTTAGTGAAAAAAATGACGGATATATTAATCCTTGTCAAAATGTAATTGATGATAAATTACCTACATTTATAGAAAGATTTGAAGATAAGCCTACAAATGATTATTATCCTACACGATTTTATCCAACTGAACCATATGATCCAGATGCTGGATTATGTAATATAATGCTAAAAAAAGATGACAGTGGAGTTAAACAAATGTTTTCTGAAGAAGATGAAGTATTTGAAGATAATACAATTGTAGAATTTAGTTATGATTTTACTTTAGAATCTGGATGGAGATGGGTTCCGTTAAGAGTTAGACATGATAAAACTGCAGAATATAGACAAGGATTAAAACAATACGGTAATTCTTATAAAGTAGCAAACGAAAATTGGAAGTCAATTCATAATCCTATTACAGAAAATATGATATGCAGTGGTGTAAATATTCCAGATGTATCTATAAGCGAAGACATTTATTATAATTCAACCACAGATAAATGTTTAACAGAGGCTATGAAAAATTTTCATAATTTATATGTAAAAAAATTACTAATAAAAAATACAACAAAACAAGGAGATACTCTTATTGATTTTGCTTGTGGCAAAGCCGGTGATTTACCTAAGTGGATTAATTCAAGATTATCTTTTGTGTTTGGTATAGATTTATCGAAAGATAATTTAGAAAATAAATTAAACGGTGCATGTGCAAGATATTTAAATGCAAGAAAAACAAATAAATTTATGCCTTATGCTTTATTTGTTAATGGTAATAGTGCATATAATATTAAAAATGGTAATGCAATGCTTAATGATAAAGCAAAACAAATTACACAAGCTGTATTTGGTGTTGGGCAAAAAGATGAAGACAAACTTGGCAAAGGTGTATATCGTCAATATGGTGTAGGCGAGTCGGGATTTAATGTGTCATCGTGTCAATTTGCAATTCATTACTTTTTAGAAAACCCAGATACATTGCAAGGAATAATGCGAAATATTGCTGAGTCTACTAAACTAAATGGATATTTTATAGGCACAGCATATGACGGGAAACAAATATTTAATATTTTGAAAAAGAAAAAAACTGGGGAAAGTATTTTAATTAATGAGAATGGCAAAAAAATATGGGAATTAACTAAAAGATATGGTGCTGATATATTTGACGACGATTCGAGTTCTATTGGATATAAAATAGATGTATTTCAAGAATCTATTAATCAAACCATTTCTGAGTATTTGATTAATTTTGATTATTTAAGTCGTGTTTTTGAAATGTATGGATTTAAAGTAATTGATAGAGAAGAAGCAACGCATTTAGGATTACCAGAAGGTAGTGGAATGTTTAGTGAGCTTTTTATGAATATGTTAGAAGAAATAAAAATAAATAAATATAAAGCAAAGGATTATGGTGAAGCAGTTAACATGACTGAATATGAAAAAAGAATATCATTTTTAAATCGTTATTTTGTGTATAAAAAAATTAGAGAAGTAAATACTGAGAAAGTTCAACTTGAATTAGGTGAGTATAATGAAACTGAAATATTAAGAAATAGTGTTGAAACTAAACATGCTATAAGTGTTGCTAAAAAAGAAGAAACTGCAATTATAAATGCTAAGCCAAAAATACGTAAATTAAGTAAAAAGTTAGTATTAGTTCCAGCAACAGAAGCAATTGATGAAGAACCACCTAAACAACCACAAACTGTAATAGTTGTAGAACAAGAACAACCAGTTATAGTTGTAGCTGAAAAGGACAAAAATACGAGAAAAAAAAGAGGTGAAGGAGATAAGGTTAAAAAGACAGTTAAATTAAAAATAATGAATAAAGAAGAATAATGAATAAAGAAGAATAATGAATAATAAATAAATTATAAAATTAAATAAATTATAAAATTAAATAAAAATTAATAATTTAAACACTATTAATTATATAAATAAAGTGATATTTATGAATTTTTTATTGCCAGCAAATAATACTCATATACCAATTGTTCCAAATTACGAAACGATAAAACTACAAAATAATAACAATAGTAGTAATATTAATAATAGTAATAGTATAAGTAATAACAATATTTATATTTTAGACAGTTTATACATATATTATTACAACATCAAATCTCATATAATAAAATTATGTAATGAGATTAAATTACAAAAAGATAATAATATTAGTGGTTTTGAAAATATTATTAAAATAGTTAATCCATATGAATACATGTATACAGTGGTTCCAAATACTAAACATATGGTAAGTAAATTACAAATTACGGATAAATTATATTATAATTTTCTAGAGATTACAAATAGTATAAATCTTTTTGAAAATTATAATTGTTGTCCATTAAATTCTTTGTATATAGCAAATAGTGAAATAGATATAGGTAATATAAATAGATTAATTAAAAATATAAATAATATATATTACTTTAAAAATATAGATGATGTTAAATTAACAAATGATACTTTTGATTTTATATTTCTTGATATTAATAATGAAAATGATAATATTAATTTATATGTTGTAAATTTAATTAAAACTTTAATTATTATTCATTCATACCAATCCACACACGGTATTAGTATAATTAAAATAAATCACATGTTTCATAAACAGATAGTGGATATTTTATTTTTATTATCTACATATTTTGAAAACGTATTTATTATTAAGCCAGATACATGCAACATAATTACATTTGAAAAGTATATTGTATGTAAAAGTTTTATATACAATGATAGTAATATTACCGAAAAAATAAAATTAATAAATATATTACATAATTATGAAAATGATAAAACTAAAAATATAATTTCATTAATTGAAAATGAAATACCATGTTATTTTATAAATAAACTAAACGAAATAAATATCATAATTGGACACCAGCAATTAGAAGCTTGTAATCAAATAATAAATATTTTAAAAAATAAAAATAAAGAAGATAAAATAGAAAATATCACAAAAATAAATATACAAAAGTGTATAAATATGTGTGAAAAATTTAAAATACCATATAACAATTTATTTGAAAAAAATAATATTTTTTTACCGCCGTCGGCTAATACACATTGCTCTAATTTAATTAATATGTGTTTATAGTTTTTACAATATTCAATATTTGTTTGTATCATATTTAGATTAAATATAATAACGATATGTTCCCGGTTTTGATTTTGGTATTTGATATTTAGGCAAATCTTTGTTATAATAACACAATTTTTTATTTTGAAATGGAAATATTGTTGGATTATTACATGTAGGTGCCTTATTTTTGTATAAATTTGAAATATTATTATTTACCCCTTGATATAATTGGTTTGCATTAACTAAAAATTGACCATAATTATTATAATTATTTATTGATGCTGCATTTGTTGAAATAGTATCTACATTTAATTTTAACAATCGTGTACTACTTGACACAGCTCCTTGTTTTGCATATTGGTAATTATTTGGTTTATATACAACCAATTTACACCCATTTGGATTTGATGGTCCAGCTAATGGCATTCCCCAATATGGATTATTTATATAATTCACAAATACTTCTAATGCTAATGTTCTTGTTGAACCAGTGAATCCATTAATATAATTAAAAAATCCTTGAATTGTATTTATATTTAATAATTGAAATTCGGCAACTTGTGATGAAGTTAAAATACCTTTATTTTCCATTATACTTAACATTTGTATAATTATCGCATTTTCGGTTGCATCAAATATTTCAGAGTTTGGTTGACAATTCGCTAAATAAGTATTTGTAATTGCTAATGGACTTCCAGCCTTAGCTACATCTACATATCCAGTTTCTGGTAAAGAAAACGGATATTCTTTATTTGTTTCAATTTCAGAAGTAGTATACGGAGACAAAAAATTAAATGATCTTTGGTCAAACGTTTTACATCTATTTTGTCTATACTGTTGAAGAGTTGTATAATAACGTTTACTTAAATTAGTATTAGCTGGTAAAACTCTTTTTTTTGCAAATGCTTCTTGATTACAACACCACCTAGAATTTTCTGTATTTGGTTCTGGATTGTTAGTTATATATGTGTTATTTGGATAATAATTTGTAACTACACCTACACCTTCACATGTTTTACAATTTGCATTTAACATGTTTGTTTCATTTATTTCTTCTGGGGAATTTTGCGTAACTATATAACTTCCGGGATTATCTATAATTTCAGCAATTAGACCACCACCACCATTAGCACCTCCCAATGATGTTCCCATACTTGATTTAACATATCTGTTCATATTATAATTTATTCTTTCAATTTCAGATTCATTTGTGTATATATCTGTAACAGTTAGAGGAGTAGAAGGAATAACACGACCTTTTCTATAGTGTTTAATTGGTCTAGGTAATCCAAAACCAGTTTCAAATACATTACCCGGATCTTTATTTGTTAATGGTCTTATATGTCCAGATGCAATGCCTACTGGATTACTGTATACACCAGATCCTTTCCATGATTTATAACCACCTTGAGGAACATAGTTATTATATGTTTTCATTCCTTGTGGGTAAAATGCAGAAGACATGTTATATTATTATTAAAGAAAATAAAAAGTATTTAATATATATAAAATGTTAAGACTATTGATTTTATTTTTCATTTTATTAATTGTGTATCAATTATTTTTAGCATACTTTAAAAATAATATTATTGAAGGATTAACTGGACAATATCAGCCATATGATACTAATAATCCAGATAATGTAATGATTTTAGCACAACAAAATGCCGGGAATATAGAAGTGTTAAAACAACAACTAGATAGTTTAATGGGATTAAATAAAGAAGTACAAGATATTAGCGGAAATTTGGTGACGTTACAACAACAAGTATATAATTTAGTTCAGTCGCAACAAAGTTATGCAACACAAATGGCACCTAGCACACCACCCAATATAAGTGGAACAACATAAAATATTTATAATATATTCATAAATAAATAAAATTTTACTAATATAACAATATTTTTGTTCTGTTTATGTTTGATTTTTATTTTAAATATATTTTATATATATAATGTATTTGTCTTTATCATCTTCTCACACCTCATATGCATGTGCAATAGCAGATAGTATTAAAATTTATGACAAACAAAATGAGACACAATTTTTTGATTATTTAGAATGTAGTATGAAAAGTATAAATGAATTATTAGAAGGAAAATTAATATTATTTGATATCAAAAACCATCATCACAATTCTTTAGGTAAAATTTCTTTACCATTTTTAAATTTTGATCGTTTGTTATCACATCATGATATAGATGAAATAAGTAACGATAATTTAACAAAACTTACTGAAAAATATACGAGAAGATATAATAGATTAATTAATACATTAAAAACAAGTGAAACTATTTATTTTATTAGATATTGTTCTAGAGATGTGGAAGAAGAACAAATACATACTTTTTATAAACATATAAATAATATTAATAGTAATTTATCATTTAAATTTATATTAGCCAGCAATGTTGACGATTTAATTGTACCTCTAGCTTTATTGAACAAACCAAACTTTATCTATGTTAATTTAAATAACTATATTGACGACGATATTTTGAATGAAAAAGTAGAATATTTTAAAATTATCAAAAAATATAAATACATATATTACATAGCTAAATAAAATAATATGATTTAAAATTGTTATAAAATATATTATTATAAATTTTATAATTATTTGTACATTTAAATAATATTATGTAAATAAATATTTTCTATAAATTAAGTATACAATGTCAAATATATTTCAAAATGTATTACAAAATGCAAATAGTGTGCAAGATGAATTATTAGGTCCTACATATCCTTATTATAAAAATATTAATACCCCAAGCCAAATTGGAATGTCAAGTGATGGCACATTATCTGCTCTTGGTAATGATATAAATGGATTAATACAGTATGTCGAAGTTATGGTTAGTGGAAATAGTCGTGCATCTGCTACTGGAAGACCATTAGGTAATAAATTTTTTTTGCAAACTGGTGCAAAATGTCAAGATGTGGCTTCTAACCAACAAGTAGACCGTTATATTTATGTTGATAATGTTCCAGTAGGAAATATACCATTTATTTCAAGCGGATTGGGTGTAAATTTTTCTGAATTTAAAGGATTAATTCCCGGAGCTATGGGAAATTTAAATGTATTAAATCCTTTTGCAATAATGCAATCATTTTTGTCTGGTTCAACACCTCCGTGTCAAGAACTTACTATGCAAACTATAGATAATAACAATAATTCATCAAGCGAAACACATTTTGTCACGTTAGTTGATATACAGAACATGGACCCTTGCATTTTTTCAAATGGTAAAAATCCGATAACTGGAGCAAACTGTAAAATGTCTTTTAAAAATATGGACGACGAATCAAATAATTTGCCTTCTGATAAAGTCGCGCGAATATATTATTTCACTATATCTTGTGTTTTATTGTATATTTTTTATAAACTTACTTTAAAAACTAAATAAATATATTTATATGATTTAAGGAGAACTGCTAATTGGTTTTGTATATTTTGTATAAATATATACTGCGGCAAGTCCACCTAGTATTTCTACAATAATATACGGTAATAAATCTGACTGAGACAATTTTCCACCATAATATAAAGATATAGCTACTGCGGGATTAAAAGCCCCTCCGGAAATTGAACCACCTAACAGTACAGCAATTGATAATGCAGTACCAATTGCTATCCAATTACCAGTTGCAAATATAGTATATACAAGAAACATTGTTCCTAAAAATTCGACTAAATATTTATTCATTATATATATATTTAATAAATAAATATTTATAGTTATTATTTTCTTTGCTAAAATAATATTACATCAATAAGTGCTATAAAACATAATTTTTACGATATTATAATATTTTATTATAATAATGGTGAATATAAATAATAATTTGATTGCTGGTATAGTGATTACAAGTGCAATAGTAGGTTTATTAGTTATGAGTGGATTAAGTAACACTTATAAATACAACAATGATACTACAAATACGCGTCCAAATAATAGTTTAGATGATGTATCCGATAATGATTCAGAATACAATAACGATAGGGATGAGTATTATAAAAATAATTATGATGGAACATCACGAAATTCTTTTGATATTGCAGCAGATGCAAATATTGATAATCCTAAAAATATGAATTCAGTAAATTTTAATCCTAATGGAGGTAAAAGTAACAAAAATAAAAAATCTAAAAAATCTAAAAAATCTAAAAAATCTAAAAAATCTAAAAAATTAATTATTATTCAATAATTTATTATAGAAATATTTTCAATAATTCTGTTGCACTATTGACCCCCAACAACATGTGCCACCATTTGATAAACTATAATTATATATCGATCCTTTTTTAGATGGCGCAACACACCCTCCAGATCTTGCACGTCTTAAACTACTGCGTGTGCTGCTTGCACTATAATTTTTAGTTGATGTTGGAGCAACATTTGGCAAATTAACTTTATATCCAGTTTGTCCTACTGCATTACTTTTTTTAATATTCACATACATTGACGAAGGAATTGGTTGTATATAATTCATGTGAGTAGATACGGGGTATTGTTTGTTTGATGAGACAACATGATATGGTAATGGCGGTGAAGATTTTGCTAAAATAGTTTGTCTAATTTTATCTGAATTATTAACAGACGTTCTTAAATATTGTGCTCTAGCATTTGTATTCATCTCTGCGTATACTGGGTCTTGATTTGTATAAAATTGTGGCGGTGTTGGTCTTATTCCAGACAATGTACCGTAGTTGTGATATGGCATTGCACACGGATATTGGTTTGTACTTAATGGACCAGTGATGGGAGCATTTACATAATTATCATATGAGACTGAACCTATATTTGTAGAAACTGCATATGGAGTTGTCATTATAATATACTATAATATATTATAATATTTTATAACTATTATATTTATTTATTTGTTGTGTACCCCAACTTAATATATATTGGATATTTTGTATCATTAATTCCATATATTTCGTAATCATTATTTAATGGAATATATAATTTTAAATTTTCAATAGTTTCTTTTGTAAGTTGAATTTCAGCATAATAAAGCAAATCATGTAAAAATCTAAATTGTTCATTTGTCATTCCTCCACACGTATCCATTAGTATTCTTCCATCATTTTGTATTTGTTTATTTTTATTTAATTCTATAACAAAACATACATTTTGTTCTTTATGTGTGGTAAACCATGCAAAACATTTAATACCATCAAGAATAGCTAACATAATATCTGCATTATAAACTTTGTTATGTACAATATTTTCATAAGAAAGTTTTATTGTAAATTTTTAGTTTAAAGAAAGATAACACAAATATTTTATAAATTACAAATAATGAATATAAATAATAAAATAATAATATATATGAATAATTTATTTATTGCACAAGTAGGTACAATTAAGGATGAAAGCAATATTAATGATATTAAAAAATATATTTTAACAAATTTTGATAAGGAATTAAAAAATAGAGAGACATTTCATAAATATATTGAAACCATGCCAGTATACTTTCAAAATATGGTATCAAAAATCAAACATTCACCTGAAATAACAAACAAAATTTGTAAACAATTTAATAAAAAAGATTGTGATATTAAGTTTTTAGATAATATTGATGAATTGTATATATCTCACTATAATATTGATGATGGAGGCGATCAAGGATTATTTGATAAACATTATGATGGTGTATTAAAATTTATAAAAGATGGAACATTTATAAGAGCATTAGTTTATATTAATTCAGTTGATAACTTTACAGTTCATTTTATAGATAGTAAAAAAAATGTTCATTTTGAAACTTATGATTTTGGACTATTAGATTTTAATAGAGAATATCATTATGTAGATGGTAGTTATGACAATAATATTAATAAAGAAGATGATAGAATAATTCTAAAACTTCATTATATGGTTTGTCCAAATTGTTCTGATACATATATGAAATTGTTAATTTTTCTTAACAAATTTGTGTCATTTGATATAACTCGTACAGCCATGGATTATTCAAAAAACCCAACAACAGTTTTTCAAAAAATAATTGGATTTTTATGTAATTTTTTTAGAAAATTAAATAATACAAGTATATATTTATCATTATTTGCTGGATTACTTTTATTTTTAATAATAATTATGATAGTATATATATTATTTTTTTATATTATAAAAT